TTCAGCAGCCCTGTTCACCAAGCAGGTGGGCATCAAGTTCGCTGCTGCTCTCAACCTCATGGACACCGATGCACAATTGCAGAGCGGTGATGCTTGCGGTTACACAACTTCAGGCACGACTGCGTTCACACAACGCAACATCACCGTTGGCCGTATGAAGGTTCAAGAAACCTTGTGTCCTCGCGCCTTGGAGCAATACTGGATGCAGACCCAGTTGACCGCTGGCTCTACCTACGACAGTGTTCCTTTCGAGCAGGCTTTCTCCGAGCAGAAGGCTCTCCGCATCGCTGAGGCTTTGGAGAACGCAATCTGGAAGGGCAACACCTACTTTTCAGGTGTTAACCAACTCTTGAACGCTGCATCGGGTTCTACGATCAGCGGCAACACTGGTGCGGTTTCTGCCTCCGTTGGTATCACCACAGGCAACGCCATCGCCATCTTCGACGGCATCTACAACCAAATTCCACAGGCCATCTTGACCAAGACTGACCTCGTAATCTTCTGTGGTTGGGACAACTTCCGTACGTTGCTTGGTGCGTTCAAATCAACCGCTAACGTCCTGTACAACCAAGTTGACTTGGCTGGCCTTGCTGACGGGGACATTATGTATCCCGGCACAAACGTCCGTGTCATTGCAGTCCCCGGCTTGACTGGAACTAACCGCATCGTTTCGTCTTACCTCGGTAACTTCTTCTACGGAACCGACTTGCTTTCCGACGAGGAGCAATTCTCAATCTGGTTCAGCAAAGACAACGACGAAGTTCGCTTCCAAGCAGCCTTCAAAGCAGGTGTCCAAATCGCTTACCCCGACCTGATTGTTGACTTCCGCTTGACCTAATGTGTAGGGGGGAGGGAAACCTCCCCTCACTTTTTTGTTCTCTTGAAACTTAAAACCAAAACACACATATGTCCTGCTCCTTAACAACTGGCTACGCCCTTGGCTGCCGTGATTCCGTAGGTGGAATCAAAACAATTTACGTCCAATCCTTCATCCCAACGGGGTCCTGCAATGCCAACCTTTCAGGTGCGGTTACAGGCTTCACTGGGTACGCTTCGGGTGGGTTCTTTGAGTATGACTTGACCAAGGCTACGTCCTCTTTGACTGAAACCTTGAATGCGAGCATCGAGAACGGCTCGGTTTATTACACCCCCGAAGTAACATTCACGATCAACAAACTGCAAGTCGCAGTCCGCAACGAACTCCGCTTGCTGGTACGCAACCGAGTCATCGTCATCGTCCAAGACAACAACAACCGCTACTGGTTGTTAGGCTCTGCCAACGGATTGGAAGCAACCGCTGGAACCGCTGGAACTGGTACTGCGTTCGGGGACCGCAGCGGATACGAATTGACCTTGACCGGGATGGAGCCTGACCCGATGTTCCTGATTGCATCCACAGTCTTTTCACCATCGACTGCACAGATACTCGGTTCGTAGTATCTTTGACTTAGGTTTTCATCATCTGAGGTTTGGGAGGGCAGTCAGCAATGGCTGCCCTTCTTATTTTTACCCCATGAAGATTTGCATCGTTTACAACGCCCATCCAACCGGGTGCAGTTACTACCGCCTTGAAATGCCGAACGCATACTTGGGCGACAACTACCCGGAGTTCGATTACGTCTGCGTTGAGAATATCACGACCATCAGCGACGAGGGGCTTCGTTCGATAGACCTGTTCCTGTTCAGCCGGCTTTGGTGTCAGGGAACTATGGAGCAGGTGGAGAACGTTTACAAAGCCCTGACCCAATTTGGGGCGAAAGTCATCCTTGACTTGGACGATTATTGGGTGCTTGAATCGGGCCACATCATGTACCGCCACTATCACCAAACCAAACTCGCAGAGGTCATCCGCAAGCACATCAAATTGGCTGATTGGGTTACCTGTACCACCGAGCATCTTGCTGCCCGCATACGGCCTCTAAATGCGAATGTGAGCATTCTGCAGAATGAGCCGTACGAAGCGTATCAGCAGTTCATCCCCAACCCCGAAGAAGAACCCGACAAACACCTCGTCAAGTTCGGTTGGTTCGGTGGTGCGCAGCATGGCGAGGACATGGAACTGCTCCGTGAGGGGATGCAGAAACTACGATGGGACGCAAACCTTGACGGCAAGTACCGCCTCTATCTTGGAGGTTGGAACGACAACAACCCCGTTTATGAAGGCTACGAGAAGATTATCAGCGACCAAGGCAACAACCCGAACTACGGACGCATTCAGGCTGCTGACATCTACTCGTATGTGGGAGGTTACAACTTCGTGAACGTTACCCTTGCACCGCTTCGGGACACCAAGTTTAACAAACTCAAGTCCGAGCTGAAGGTTGTCGAGGCAGGGTGGATGAACAAGGCCATTATCGCATCCGAAACCATCCCCTACACCGACGTAATCAAGCACGGGGAGAACGGGTTTCTCGTGCCTTACAACAAACCCAAGGACTGGTACAAGTACATCAAGCAGTTGATCCTTGACCCCGACCTGCGGAAAGGCTTGGCTGACAACCTCACGAGGGACATCAAAAAGCAGTTCAACGTGGTCGAAACCGCCAAGAAGCGGGCCGAGTTGTACAGGCAGATTGGGCGCAAATTGTGAAATTCGGGGGCATCGCACATTTACAAGCAGATGCTTTACCTGAACCCTGACACGACCAACATCCTGACGGTTACATGGACCGAGCGAGCCAGTACTGGGGACCGCTACATCTTGCGTTTGACCAGCATCGCAAAGAACACCACGACCGATTTCACCCTGCTGAAATCTGCCAACCTTTCCAACTACACGAATCGCTATGACCAATTTCAGATTGCCGTGGGGTCGCTTGAAACAGGCTCGTATAAATATGAAGTTTACGATACCAATAGCACGGTTTCAGCAGCCCTTGCGGTGGTTGAAACGGGCTTGGCATTTCTACAAACCGCAACGATAGGCTTCAACACCTACGCCAATTCAATTACTTACACCGTCTTCGGGGCATCCGATGAGGGTGTCTTTGATTCCACCTTTGACTCAACTTTCGCATAATGAGCGTACAAACACGAAGCCAACTCCAAGAGAGTGCCTTAACCATCACCAACGAAACCGCTGCCGGGGCGAACACCGCATCCCGTGTAGGAGGTCTATTCGACAACCTTGCCGATACCGCAACGCTTGACCGAGAGCGGGGATTTGCGAACCTATACCTTGACGAAGCCAAAAACTTTACCCCGACGCAAGGGCAGGCCGTTAAGTTGACAACCCCGCTCAAAAGCGGTTTATTGTCAACCTACAACTTTTCAAGGACCACCACCGCCATCACCTACACAGGCACAACGGGTGCAGCCCTTCGCATCGCTGCATCCATGGTCTTGACGCAGGGCAACAACCACCAAATCAAAGTCTACATCGCCAAGAACGGCACAACGATTGACCAGTCAATGACGGAAAACACGACGAGTCATAGCAACGGCCATGCCATTTATACGGAGGCATATGTTACAGGTGCGGTCAACGATGAGTTCACCATCTACATCAACGCAATCGATAGCGGTGGAAGTATCACGATTTCAGCCCTTTCATTCACAGTTCATACGCTATGAGCAAGTCAACGCAGCACTTCACCCAATGGCTTGGGATAGAGCATAAGGTCCCCGTGATGTTGGAGAACCGTTCTGGCAAGTATATCACCTACGGCTTTGCGAACGAGTATCCCTACTACCTACTTGACAACTATCGCAGGTCGTCCAAGCACAACGCCATTGTCAACGGAAAGGTGAACTACATCATGGGCGGTGGATGGCAGGCAGGCGACAACCTGACCGTAGAGCAGCAGGCCCGATTCATCAAGTTTTTTGACGGACTTTCCAGCACCGAGGACTTGAACGACATCACGGAGAAACTGGTCCTTGACTTGGAGATTTTCAACGGCTTTGCGGTCGCAGTTACTTGGTCCAAACTTGGGACCATCGCCAAGATGGAGCATATTCCCTTTGAGAAAATCAGGGTGGACAAAGAGGAGAAGATGTTTCAGGTGGCGGACTGGTACAACGATGACATGATGCAACTCTTCCCCAAAGTCGGGGACATCGAAAAAATCCCTGCATTCGACCCGGAGAACCGCCTCGGAAAGCAGTTGTTCTACTATCGGGTGTACGCAGCAGGCGTAAAGCACTATCCTCTACCCGAATACATCGGAGGGAATGCGTGGATTGAGGCAGACGTACAGGTCGCCAACTTCCACAACAACAACCTCCGCAACAACTTTTGGGGCGGTTACTTGATTAATTTCAACAACGGCATCCCAACCCCCGAAGAACAGGGGGACATTGAGAGGCAGATTAAACGCAAGTTTTCGGGAACGGACAACGCTGGTCGCTTTGTGGTTACGTTTAACGACGATGCGGCCAAGGCCCCGACGCTGGAACCGCTGACTCCTTCGGATATGGACAAGCAGTTCGAGATACTGAACAAAGCCATTCAGCAGGAGATATTCATCGCACACCGTGTAACCAACCCCATGCTATTCGGAGTCAAGACCGAAGGCCAATTGGGTGGACGCAACGAATTGGTCGAGGCTTACGAGTTGTTTAAGGCAACATATGTGAACGACCGGGTCCGCAAGGTGGAGCGGATGATAAACTACCTCGGCTCCTTCAATGGCGTGGAAGGCATGGAACTTATACCGGTAGAACCTATCACGGAGCGACTAAGCGAACAAGCCCTGTTGCAGATAATGACCCAAGACGAACTGCGAGAGAAAGCAGGTCTGCAACCGCTTGAGAAACCTGCCGACGTGGTTGGTCCTAACCCCCAACCCGACGAGCAACCGCAATCCGTGGAAGCATTGCAGAGCAACGACAACATCAAGAAGTTATCGGGCCGTGAGTACCAAAACCTCATGCGTATCGTCAGGCAGTATATGCAGGACAAAATCACTTTGGAGATGGCTCGGACCATGCTTTCGGCTGGATTCGGTCTGTCTGCTCAAGAGATTGACACGATGCTCGGAGTGCAGGCCCAAGAGTTCAGCGAGCCTCAATGGGGCGAAGAAGACGATGAGGACTACGGATGGGGCGAAGAAGAATTTAAGGTCTTGGAGGTCGTTGCAAGCAAGTTCGGATGCCATGCAGACGACTACCACGTCATGCACTCCAAGCCGATGCGGTTCGATGCCAACATCGACGAAAATATACGGTTGGCCTTTGCCGAACTGGGCGAGGAAGAAAAGGAACTGGACAAGAAGATTGAGGCGTATCGCAAGAAGAACCGGGACGCATCGGTTGAAGAAATGGCAAAGGAATTTGGGGTCAGCAAAGCCAAGGTCGCCAAGCGGGTCGCTTACCTAATCACAAAGGACCGCTACCCAATCAGCAGGGCGGTGGATAAGATTGCCGAGCAAAACCTTCCCAAGAACGTGAAGGAAGTTGCCGAGCCAGTCTTGGAAGTCAGATACAAATACGCATGGGCAACAGGGTTCAGCAACAAGGACAAAGGCTCCAGCCGTGAGTTCTGCAAGGTTATGCTTGACTTGGCCGGGCAGGGCAAGGTTTACACGAGGGAGGACATCGATGGGATTTCTGCGATCATGGGCTACTCCGTTTGGAACAGGAGGGGCGGTTGGTATCACACACCCAGCGGAGTGAATAGACCGCAATGTCGCCATGTATGGGAGCAGCAGTTGGTCATCCGTAAAGGCAATAAAATCAGCAAGGCATGAAGGCACTATTCATAAGCGAAGAAACGCTGCTCGACAATAGCATCATCAACGAGAACGTCAGTTACACGCAGATACGCCCAACGGTCATCAAGGTGCAGGAGATGCGGATTCAGCCCATCGTTGGCTCTCCGTTGTATGGGGAATTGGTTACGCAGGTCGTCAGCGGTTCAACCTCTGCACTCAACCAAACGCTCTTGGAGGACTACATCCAGCCGGCTATGATTCAGTGGCTTTACTACGAACTGCCCATGGTCTTAGCGTTTAAGTACATGAACAAGGGGATGGTCCGCAGAACAAGCGAAGAGTCCTCCCAAATGAGCATGGAAGAGATTACCCGGCTAACCGACAAAGTCAAGAACGATGCCGAGTGGTATTCCGAACGCATTACCCGCTACCTCATGGAGAACCGCAACTCCTATCCCTTGTGGAACTCGCCTCCTTCTGCTCTTGACACCATCTACCCGAACGCTACCAACTACCGCACCGGGATGGTCCTCGACCGCAACCGAAGAATGGGAATCAGCAACCTTGACTACCCCTACCCTTACGGTCAATTCGGGGCGTGTAATGACTGCTGACGATGGGTGCGCACAAGAAGAACATACTGAAACTGCAAAACTATGTCTTGGATAAAAATCAAGCAAGCCCTGCTGGACCTTGCAAATGCTCATCCACAGGTCAACTCGTTCGGGACGGGCGACCCTCTTGCGGTAGGCACGGACAACACGATAAATCTTCGAACCCCAAGCCGTGAGCGCATCGTCTATCCGCTCGTGTTTGCGGACGTTCAGTCTGCAACTACTGACGCTGGCACTTTGGACTTGGTGGTTGGGGTATATTTTAGTGATAGAGTTGAGTCCATTAAGCCAATGGGCGGAGTGGTTTCAGGCAGCCCTACGTTGGGTTGGCAGGACAACGAAGATGAGGTCTTAAGCGACCAACTGCAAATCGCACAGGACTTCATATCAGCCCTCACAAACGACCCAAGCGAGGACTGGACCCTCTCATCCAGCGTATCGCTCACGAGGTTCGTAGAGAGCCGGGATGACCGCACGGCAGGGTGGCAGGCGACGATGACCTTTGAAATCCCTTACTCTCACTCCGTTTGTGAAATTCCAACCTAAAAGACATTTACAATTAAACGCTAAAAAATGCCTACACCTATTTTGCAACAAATGCTCGGCCAAGGCGGTACGATGGAGTTTATCAATGGAGCCGTAAGCGGTAAAGTTTACGACTTCTTGGTAGTCAACGCCGCTGCTACTTTCACGGTCTTAACGGGAACTGGTGGCGAGAACCTCCTGACTCCTTACAACTTATCGGGCGCATCCATATCCGCTGGCATCGTTATCAGCGGTCGCAATGGCGGCAAGATTACGGCCGTTACGCCCTCCGCAGGTTCAGTCATCGGTTACACATTCCTGTAATGCTGATAGGTTACGGCTACGGCTACCCGACCAATATGCTCATCGGTGGACTTGCTGCCGGGGTTTGGGGTGCTTTTAATGCAAGGGCTACGGCTGACGGAGCAACCGCTGCCGAGGCTGCCGTGAATGGCTGCCTGTTCGTCCGATTCGCTGCAATCTTCAACTTCTAACAATGCCGACACCATCGCTGATTTTAGTACCTGCACGATTCAAAACGGGCAAACTCTACACCCCTGTCGCTACGACTTCGGGCGGTTTGGTCTTGGGTGCATCGGGCGACTTCAATGTAACCCGTGCTACGACTGCGACCCGTGTGAATGCAAGCGGATTTATTGAGTCGGTGGCTTCGGGGATTCCGAGGTTGGATTACTTCGCAAGTGGTGGCGTTGTTGGCTGCCCTGCGTTGCTTGTGGAGCCTGCTGCGACCAATAGTATACGCAACAACACAATGGTCGGAGCGGTTACAGGAAGCCCCGGAACTTTGCCGACAAATTGGGCAAATGATATTGGCACATTAACTCAAACGATTGTTGCAACGGGCGTTGTAAGCGGAATTACTTACATTGACATTCGTCTTAGTGGAACAGCAAGTTTAAATGTCAACACGATTGCGCTTGAAACAACCACAGCCATTACTGCAAGCGTAGGACAAGCATGGACTGAATCGGCTTATTTGTCGGTTGTTTCTGCGCCTAATCCTCCAACGAATTATCAGGCAGCCATACAGGAGCGCAATGCTGCTGGAACGTACCTCACCGATGGAACGCAAAACCTAACGCTGACATCAAACTTAACGAGGTATTCGTTCACTCGCACTTTAACAAATGCAAACACGGGAAGGGTTACGCCTGCGATTTATCTGCCAACAACTATTGGTCAAGCATATAATTTCACTCTTCGCATTGGCTTACCTCAAATGGAGCAGTCAAGCGTTGCTACATCCGTAATCCCCACAACCACCGCAGCGGTAACCCGCAACGCAGACGTGATAAACGTATCAGGCGCAGTCAGCGGTTGCATCGGGCAGACCGAGGGGACGCTTTATGCGGAGGTGGACATACGGACATTTGCGAATCTTGGAGTGTTTTTATCAATCTCTAATGGTGGAGGTAATGATAGGATTGA